ATGCACATCTCTTTCATAGGCACTTCTAAAGCAGCCCTACGTTTCATAGGGTCATTAGATTGCGTAGGATTACACGGTATACCAGCAGCCCTCATAATTTGAAAAGGCGTTTCAGAATTAGATTGGTTTTTATTGTTGCCAGACGGATCACCCCAGCCTTTAAAATTATGGTCAGGGTACATTTCCTCAATATAACGCTTTAGAGTCGGCGCAAAATCTACAGCACCCGAATCTGTTAACACCATTTCATCAAAACAAATCCATCTTCCTATAGATGTTCTTTGTAAAAATGCACAAGCCGGTGTACGCCCAAAGTCAAAACCCAAAACAATAGGGTAATCATGGGTAGGTTTAAATTCTAAATGTTGGCAGTGAACAGAATCAGTATACATAGGATGAACAGGCTTACCGTTAGACACAAAACCATATTCATTAGCTAGATTAACCTTAATCCAATCATTAGTTTTGCCAGATAAACCACGCTTATAGTAATCAACAGGAAGATTAATTAAATTTTCAGCATTTTCGTTTACTATCCATTCTTCTCCGTTTTTTAAAACACCGCCAGCTTGTCTGTAAAATGCCCAATCTTCCGGCCTTTCTATTTCAGCTAACTTAAAATACCAATGATCTTCATCAGGAGCGTTACTATCACCAAGTATTCCATGATGAGTAGGGCGCACACCTTCTTTGTTAGATGGGTAACGGCCATGACGTAAATCAAGCATATCTAAAACAGCTTTAGAATGCTCCTTAGTCTCGTTTAACCATACCCATGTAGTTTGTATACCCCTAGCTTTCTTAACGTGTTCTGGACGATCAAAAGCAATAAAGATAACATCACATTCAACCTTAGTTCCATCCTCTAAATTAAATCGTATGTAATGTGTAGGCGGTTCTTTATTTCCTTGTTTAAAGTCACCTAATTCACCGTGTATTTCTATCCAATCTTTAATGGTTGTAGAAAATAATTCAGAATAAGTATTACGAGCAGCAATAACCCTAGATAGCCTAACACCATAGTTTTTATGTTCTGGGTCGTTAACAGGCTCTTGTTCGCACATTAAATCAAATAGTTTAAGTATGCATTGAACAGTTTTGCCAGAGCCTAGCGGCCCCATAATAAAACAATTTCTAGCGCGACAATCAGAAAAATCCTGAAGCACCTGACCTTGAGGCATTAAATTATATTCAATTTGACTCATAGCTTTTTATCTTCTATCTAAGTAAACGTAAATGAGATTGTTTAGATTCAATAACAAACCCTACAAAATGCGAATCATCTCCTCTTAAATTGTAATCGTTTATAACTTCTTCAGAAGGATAAGAAACACTAGTAATTGCAAAACAATTAACACATGGAGCTTCTACAATAAACTCTACTTTATTATTATCTGATTTATGCACTATTACTTCTTGAAGAATACTGCCGCATTCACCACAACGTATTTCTCTCATTTTGATTTACTCAATTTATCAACGCGTTTTTTTAGTTGTTCTATTAAAATTGTTTGCTGTTCTATTTCAGACTTTTCTTTAAGAATTAATACTCTTAATCTTTCTTCATCTGAAATTTGAGGCATTGGGAAAGGCAAAATCATTTTTTACTCCAATCAATAGAATCAAAATTTGATTTAAATAACTTTCTTGAGCTAACTGTTGTGTTCCTAGCGTGACTACCTTTCCCTCCATTCTTCTCAGGAAAATGACGCTCAATATCCTTCTTAGGCAACTTGTGAATAAACCCTTTATGTTTCATTTAACCTCCAGCATAGTGTTAAGAATAACGGTAATCAAGTATAATTGAGGTGTATGTGGGCTAGAGGCTAGTGAATAATCAAACACTAGAGCCGTGGTTGACCCTCCAGACATAGCCTCCTTAATCAGTCGGTACTGGCTAAAGAATAGATTAGAGATTCGATACACATACAATAATACCGATGAGCCGCTTTCTGCCCTCATATCTAAAATTAATCTCAACCAGAGGTTAAAGGGTTACCATGTCTTATTAATAACTCAATTAACTAATAACATTTATTGATAATACTACCTTATTTATAAATGTTTTTTTAGTCACTTTTTTTTTGAGAGAGACATATATATACCACACACGCGCGCACGCGGGAGGGGGGCACCTCTTTTATCTAATAGAATCAATCACTTACGTCTGATTGTGATCCATCGTATCGCTTTCGATTTACGCTGATCGTTAAGCCGCCGTCGGTGCTTATCTCAGTCGCTTTTAGAGTAGGCTGAATGTACTTGGCTGTTCTATCCAACGCTTCAATAGCTGCTCGATGATCTGCTATATCCCCGCTTATATTGGCTTGTCTTTGAATCTCAATAGAAGACTCGATCATGCTCATTATTGGATCAAAGTCTGGATACTTAGCCTGTAACCTTTCCGCTAACAAACGTTTTAAAGGCACATTGCCACTGCCTGTTGGTCTTGCCATGTTTTTAACTCCTAAGTGCTTATCTCAAATGAATAATCTATTTATAAGATTGTATCATTAATACCGCTTATACATAAATAACGCTAATAATCATAAGTAATGTTTGCATTCGTGAATTACTTGAAACTATAATAACCAACAGGCACTAATAACTAACCGACAGGTAATTAAAATGACTAAATCACAAATATTTAAAACTTTGCTAGATCAACACGACGAAATTGAGTGCACGAAAGCTTTTCTCTTATTTACTAAAGATTGGGAGGGCGATATGGATCAGCGAGCGGTTCAAAGGGATAAAAAAATTGCCCAACAATACGCGGTTCGTGAATCTGCTCGGTTGCTACTGGGACGAGCAATGTATAAGTCTTTCTATTCGTCGTGTAAAACAATCACTCAGACTATGTGGTACCCACGCCGCGAGTTTAATTATGATGGTACGCCGCTCACTGAGTCACAAATAGAAACACGCGACTGGGCAATTGCGCGAGATGCTAAACGCGCAGCATAGTTGTTATCATCAAGCACATTAAAGTAGTGTGCTTTTTAATATTAACTAACCGAAAGGTAAACAAAATGACTTATTATGAATCAGCAAAAGGTTTAACAATTACTAAAGATCGCGCTCTATTAGAGCTTAAAAAGCATTGCATCGATGATATACAGGGTTTTCTTGATGATTGCGGCGATTGTGAAACATATGATGCTAGCGAAGTGCTTGCATGGCTTGGATATTAACTAACTAACCGAAAGGTAACTAAAATGAAGCATATAGTTCACTTAGAAACGACTAGCATTACTTACGACGGCCAACCCAAAAGAGTATTAAACAAATTTGCTTACAAGCATGAAACGGATGCAAAAGCGTTTTTTTCAGATATGGTTAGAGACGGCGAAGCTGGCGACATTGTTACACGCGCTATTTATACAGATTTAATCGAAATTGAATTTATAAAATAACCGAAAGGTAACTAAAATGAAAAAAGACATAAAAGAAGAAATTACTCAAAAGATTGTTGAAAAAATAGAATTAGCACAATCTACAGGTTCTGATTGGACTAAACCCTTCAGGGATTTGGGAGGCAAACCGACAAACGCAAAAACAAACAACGCGTATAAAGGATTGAATGCGCTTTGGTTGGGCATGAATGGCTACGCTATAGTAGCTACTTATAATCAGTGGCAAGATTTAGGCTATCAGGTGCAAAAGGGCAGCACTGCTATTGCTATAACAGTACCGCGCATTAAAAAGGATAAAAAGACCGGCGATGATACTTTGATAGGTTTTGGGGGCGCGAGTGTTTTCCCCTCATCAATGGTTTTATCCATTGAGAGCGGCGAACAATACCCAGACCCGGCCGTTAACGCTGTCGATTTAACTGCTCGCATTCAAAGTGCCGACGATTATATCAATCGTTTGAATTTTGAAATTAGGCATTCTAACGAAGGGCGCGCTTATTACACCCCAGCCGGTGACTATGTACATATGCCAGTAAGAGAAGCGTTTAGCGACACCAAAACAAGTTCAGCTAGTGAATGCTATTACTCCACGCTGTTTCACGAATGCGCGCACATGACCGGCCACAAATCACGATTGAACAGATTAGACTCTAAAAATAAACGCGGTTATGCTTTTGAAGAATTAGTAGCGGAACTGAGCGCAGCATTCTTGTGCAATCAACTGGGCGTATCTAGCGAACCTCGAGAAGATCATATCCAATACCTAGCTAGTTGGTTGTCCGCACTTAAAAATGATACTGATTACATATTTCAGGCCGCGAGCCAAGCGCAAAAAGCTGTTGATTTTATGGATGGGTTACAAGCTAAATTGGAGGTGGCAGCATGAGCAATTACAAATGGGCAGTAAAGCGGCTAGAAAATGCTGACACTGTGGAAAAATTAAACAGAGTTTGGGGAGGTTTAGTTAACGTTTATATAGTTGGCCATTTATCAGATAAAGACATAACGAGACTTGATCGAAGGCTATGTAAGCGACTTGATGAACTACAACAAGAGGTGACAGCATGACATTCTATACTAGGCGCGATAGATTAATGGCCGAGGTTAAACAAGAGCGCGCGTATATGCGACGGCGACAGATTATTGATATGGTAGCCGAATTGATATTATGGGGCGCTACCTGTGGATTATTATATGCTGGGCTTTTCCTAGGCTAACGGCGATTGCCGTGTGACGCGGGGCAGCGCACCGCGAGCCAATACGCGCATTAGCCCCTATTAAGGGGCTTTTTTTATGCAACTGGTAGGATGGTATAGATAGGGTCGCTAATCGCTGTTAGAAAGGGATTAAGAGCGGTTTAACGAGGCATTTATTAGCTGTTGATCGCTTATTTAAATTAAAACTAACGGCAATGTTTACCTATTTACCTATTGCAACCACTAAGGGCGACACTGCCCAGCTAGTACACTAATAAGACATATAAGGCTACATCCCTTGCCCTGTCTGCTTTTCCCAGTATCAACCGCATTAATTTAGGCATATAAATCACCAAATTAAAAAAATAAATATCTATATAAATCAATTAGTTACGATTTTTGTCAAAAAAAGGGTAATATTCCCTGCCATAGCTTTTTTTTGGTTAACAATACAGCTCTTTGAATTTTTCAATTGAAAATAAACCGCGTTGACCTAAACCGTACGCCTCTCCCCTGCCAAGATTAATTAAATTTTCGGGCAAAAAAAGCTCCTCTTTTGTGCAAGCACCGGCAAACTCAAATGTTGGAAACTCGCCGATCATCAGCACGTATAAATCACACGGATTTTTGATTTTAAATCTTTGAGCTAGTAACCTACCGTCCGAATGATGCGTGCATTTAACGTCCACAGAACAGCCTCGCGGGGTATAAAAATCTTCCTTTGGCATTACCCCGCCAGTGCGTACGGTCAAATCTGGATAAACGTTTAAGAGTTTGGCACACATCATTTCTGAACCAATCCCTTGACGTTCTACCCATTGTTGATTGTCTGTTTGGCCGTCTAGCTTTTTATGATAGCCTTTTTGAATCGCATTGTTCATGCGTCCATCAGCGACATATTTAGCTACACGCTGCTCTGCATCGCTTAAAGTTAGAATGGTATTTCTTCCGAATCTAAGAAACTTTCTTTTGCATCAGGTTTATTAATTTTATGCGTTGTTTGCGAAGTTTGTTCCGAATCATTAAAAAAGATTTTTACATTACCAAGGATGGGCGTTTTTTCTACACCATTTTCACGCTCCTCTTTTGTCATAGTTTGCGAAATAAAACCATTGTTTTCGTATTGATCTAACTCATCAGTATTGATAAATGTTGTCAAATCAAGATATGTACCTTTTTGACCTTTGTACAGTCTTGATTTTTCGATCTTGCTTACGTCGATTTTAACAGAAATACCTAGTTTCATCTTTTTAGCCTTTTTGTTTCGAGTTGGATTATTTCTACTGCCAAATTCACAGCGCCCTCTAACTTTTTAATAAAATTATTATCTCGTTTAACTTCTACAATCATCGCTTTCATTTTTGGGTGATAGCTCATAAACCACCAATTTTCCACCTCACAAATCCACATACAACCTTGCACTTGTTGATAGTATTTTTTAGGCATTAAATTGCGACGTAAATTACCCACCGCAGCAGCACCCAAAGGGCATTTAATTTCTAAACCAGAAACTATTTTGCCGTTTTCTAAAATTACCCCATCAGGCGAACAACCAAACTCTTTTGAGTCATCGAGTATAAAACCAGTTTGATGAACATCCATTCCAGTTTCAAATTCAAAAAACGCTCTTGCTTGTGGTTCTAGGTCATTGCCGCGAGTCATAGCATCATTAACATAAAATTCAGTCGGCTCATTAGACAATCTTTCGGCAATAATTCGGTTGATGTAACTCTCAGCACTTGAGCTAGGATTGCAGGTAGCGGTGATTAACTTGTCGAAATTAGACGCAGAAGGTTTACCGATCCGACTTTGCAGCCACGCATCAGAGCCTTGTGCATCTTCCAAAATAATCATTTAATTCGCTCTTTTTTTGACCCTTTTGTTTTCATCAAATTTTCTTTTTCGATTAATTTCGATAAAGCAAAATTGTAATTAGATTGCGGTAATTGATCTACAGAATTACACTTAAAAGCTAAACAAAACTTTGCTACATCGCTGTCTGTTTTTTCAAGCAAGTTTTTTAAAATGACAGATTGCTCGTAACTGATAATTTCATTTGATTCTGCTGGCAAAGATTCACCGGCGTAGATATAGTGACCCAGCCCAAACATTGCCAATGCTTTAACTAAGCATCTCATCTTAGTATTGGCTATTTCAGTCGCCGGTGGATTGATCATTGCTTGATTCTTCATATTCATAACAGCTAACCACATCGTATGTGACACACCCTTTACCGTAACTGTGCAATATGTTGTTACGCTGCCATCAGAATGAATTTCATTGTCGCCAAACTCATACGTCGAGTCGGGATAATGTTCCATTAGTGTTGCCCATGCCCATGTCCAGCTTAAATAAGTAAATTTGCCTTTCTTTTCTGTGTGTTCGTTTACGTCAATGGTTGATAACTTCTGCCAGACATTCATTACTTCACTCCAGTTTGTGCGTCAGCACATTGTTGACGCGCATACTCTACGTTGTATCCATTCTCGTAACTCACCGGCTGATCGCGCAACGCATCATGGTTATGCACAGCGTCATACTCGCCTCTCTCAAAGTCAGATAATTCTTCAAACATAGCTTCATGGTCAGATTTGTTTTCAGCTTCCCATAACGAACAGGTAATGAGGTAGCGGTGGATGTGAGAATAAAAATGCTTGCCTAGTTTTTGCATATCTTTGTCAAGAATTGCAGACTTAATTTCCTCGAGAAATTCTAGCTCTGCAAATCGATTTGCTTTTGCTTCCCAATCTGATTTGGGCGCATCATGTACAAGCAAAGTTTGTGAAAAGTCTAATGCTTCCCAAAGCAGAAGTTCATCTTCCATTTTATCTTTGAGCATTGAGTTTGCTATTTGAATAGTGCGAGCGTTGCAGTCTTGAATTTTCATTTTTTTTCCTTTCGGATCTGTTTAATGTCTAAACATTGTATAATTAAAGTTTATTAACGTCAACACTTGTTGCAAATTAAATGTTTATCTGTCAATATTGTAAAAATTAGGAGGTAACATGGATATTAATAAAGCGCTAGACCATTTCATGGCGATACATAATTTTAACCAAGAAGATTTAAGCAGAGAATGCTCATTATCTAAATCAGGCATTAGCTTAATTCGTAATGGATTGAGACAACCCAATCTTGTGACGATGGTTATTTTAGCTGAGTTGTTTCAAGTAAAACTTTCCGAATTTGTTGCGGCGGGTGAATGATGGACAAACCTAGTTATTACGCAATTATTCCGGCCAATGTCAGATACAACAATGATTTAAAGCCAAACGCCAAATTGCTGTATGGCGAAATTACTTGTTTATCCAACGCCGAAGGTTATTGTTGGGCAATGAATAAGTATTTTGCTGAGCTGTACGGCGTTGACAAGAAGACTATTAGCCGTTGGATTGCACAGCTAAATGCTTGCGGTTATATAGATGTGCAGCTTAACTATCGCGAAGGTACTAAACAAGTCAAAAGCAGGTACATAAAGCTGACTACACCTAGGGACGAAATAGTCCCCAGTCTAGGGACGGAATTGCTCATACCTAGGGACGAAATAGTCACAGTTAATAGTACAAGCAATAATAATACTAGTGTATTTAAGACACCATCTATTCAAATGGTTGCTGAGTATTGCACAAGTAGGCAGAATAAAGTTGATGCAGAAACATTTATAGACTTTTATGCTAGTAAGAATTGGATGATTGGCAAGAATAAAATGTCTAACTGGAAAGCGTGTGTACGAACATGGGAAAAGACGGAGAAAGCGAATGCAAATAAACGATCTAGTAAAAGCAGCGAAGCATGGACAAACCCCAACCCAAATAACTTTTAGTAACGAAGAAAAAGATTCTACTGTTTATTTATTTATGCGAATGACTGGCGTATGGGGTGTGTCAAAGATGAATAGCCTTTACCCCGACGAGGCTGCACAACAGATAGCTAGGCGAACATTTGCTAAAAGAATCGGCAAGTACACAAGAGAACAGATAGATGCTGCTATTAACTTTATGTCAGAGCAGAAAAGTAACGCAAAGATGTATGAGTGGCCCGACGTTAACGAAGTGCTTGGATGTTTGCGCGACTTAAATAGAACAAGGCCGTTGCATCAGACTTATGTAGCCATGCTTACGCATGACGTTGACAAGGGCTATGTGCAAGATCAGTTGTGCAGCTTGAAAGAGATGTTTAAATGAATAAGTTTCGTTCCTTGCCAAAAGGCGGTCAAGAAAAAATTTTAAAGTACACTGGATTTGATGATGAGTATCCTTTGTTACGAAACAATCAAGAATATACCTGCTCTCAATTAGCAGAATTATTAAACAAAAAACCTGACGCAATAAAAAAACGACTAGTTAACAAATACACATTCACTAGCAATGATCTACGCAATACTGCTAGTCAATGGCATAGAGATAGATCAAAATTAGCGAACACAAGTTTTATTAATGATGATGATGGCAAAGCAACATCTAAACAATTTTCACAACAATGGTTAAGTACAAAAGCATTAGTAATAAAAACAAACACTTAACATTCAAAAAAGAAGTTATTACAAAGTTTGCGAGGTATGATATGGGTGAAAGATGGATAGTTCAAAGTGAATTTAGTTTAAAGAAATTCATAGAGCATACTGAAAAACTATATGCAGATAATGGTTTTATTTCTTTTACATGGTCGAGAAAGAAAATGCGATCCGCAGCACAGCAAGGTGCTATGGAATTGTATTTTAGAATGGCAGCGCAAGAGTTAAACAATGCTGGGATTTATCAAGAAATTAATTCACAGTTTTTTAAAAAGCCATTATCAATACCGTGGACAGAGAATAGCTTTAAAGAGTTTTGGCGATCTGTACAATTAGCCATGTTTAACATTAAATCAACAACAGAATTACCAAGCGATAAAGTATCACAAATATATGATGTGATTAATTTAGCTTTAATAGATAGAGTAGGCATACACATTCCATTCCCCCAAAAGGAAAACAAATGGGCATTAAAAGAGAAGCGTGTGACGCGCATTTCAGCACCATAGTTAGGCGCAAAGCTAACTTTACTTGCGAGTCATGCGAAAAAACAAACGGACAAATGGATTGCGCTCATATTTGGGGAAGACGCTGTAAAAGCGTTAGATGGTCGTTAGACAACGCCGTATGCTTATGCAGAGGTTGCCATCAATACTATACAGAAAATCCATTAGCATTCAGCACATGGCTTTCTGCGGCTATTGGAGAAACAGCTATGGACATTCTCAATGAAAAGCGTAATATTTTAATGAAAACTACAAAATTATTGCGAAAAGAAATAGCTAAACATTATTTATCAGAAATTAAAAAAATGGACTTAGATTCAAACTATCAGCCAATTTCTTATAATTGAGGTGTGTTATGAAAAAATATCCAAAAGCAAAAAGCTCTGATATAGATTTAAAAATTATTCAAAGCGGAATTAAATACATAGCTGATAAACATAGCGTAGGATTTAAAAAAGGATTTGGTCATAGAAAAGAATGGCAAGACAAAAAAGAATTTAAAACTAATAGATATGAAATGATTGCGACTATCTGTCAGTACGGCCAAACGACGGTCTGACCTTCTCGCAGGTCAGCATGAACAAACAATCGGTGAATGCCAATTCCATTAAAACCTAATCGAATTGCATTTCTAACTATTGTTCCTCTTTGTGTGCCGCTTTTAACTTTAATATCAGCGGCTATACCCTGCGTATGCGTTCCATATTTAAAGCCATGCATAGATTCATACTGCGCTAGATATTTGTCTGCTTTTTTCTTTTCAATTGAATGGCTTGTTGATCTGTAACCAGAAGTAATAATAAATGCAAATCCACACTGCTCTCTAAGCGCATCTATCTTTTCATAAAATTCTTTTGTCATTTGATTTTCGCCAGTTTCCTGACAATTAAAATCTGATTCTTTAAAATAATTCATACTACCATTTTTCACTATTTGACCAAAACGCTGCGCTCATTCTTCCCCTTGCTATGTTTTTTCTATGCCTAGCCTTAAATGATCTTGATCTAGCAGTATCTTTTTTATCGCCTGTCACACCCTGCTGCCCAAACCTTATAGTTTTTATTTTAGACCCTTCTTTAGCAACTACAACGTGGCTTTTAGTTGCATGACTAGGTGTCCGTTTAGGCTTGTTGTAACCTCTAACACCAATACGATCTAATAATGAACTGCTCATTTACCTACGCCTTTTACACGTTCTAAGCTACGCATACCGCCCAACCCTAGCATACCCATTAATACCGGAAGCATTGTGCCTGTATCAGCTTGAGGTACGATTATACCAAGCGGCGCAACCAATGGAGAAATAAGAAAGTTTACAGCAAATCCTCCGACACAAACCCATGCGGTTGCGGGTCGCCAACTAGACTGGAACCAGTTTCCTTTTGCTTCTTCTCGGTTAACCGCAATTTGTGCCAAAGCAATTTCTTGCGCGTGACGCTCTGACATTGTAGCAATCTCGTGAGCAATCTTCTGTTTCGTATCTGCATTCGGAATAAACTTATCTAATAAACCTGACACTGGCCCAATCAAAGCATTAACAATGCTCATCCAAATTTCCCTGCCACGAACAAACCTATTAACAAAGGATAAATACCCCAAAGCATTAATTCCAAACGCTTAAACTTTTGACTACCCTCTTCAAGTCTGCGTTCTATATTCTCATAACGAATCGTGCATTCTTTTTCATGCGCTGCAATTTTGCCCATAGTTTCTTTTACAGTTGGCATTATGCTATTTCAACCCATGACGTTGTGTCTTCGTCCCAAGTGTATTCTTTGTTGTTATCAGGCATAAGGGTAGGTGGTTCCCACAGACAACTGTCTTCATTTAACGTCCAACTTGGATAAGGTTGCGGAGCATAAAAAGCATCACGCTCAGAATCGTATGTGTAACCATCATATGTAATACCATTTTCTGTATAGGAAATACCGGCAAAGTTTTTTCTCAAAGCTATGCCGCCGTCTGGCGTATGTGAATTTGGAGCATAATGAATGCCCCCGTAGGTGTTGTAACTTGTTTGCACCCACTCACCATCTAGCGCATCAACCCAATCTTGCTCTGCAACAATAACTTGAGTAACAATATAATTAACAACTTTTGCATAATGGCTCATGCTGTATATGTCCCTGAGCTATTGAATGTATGGTATGTGTACCCCCCAACAGATGTAACAGTGCCACCGCTTCCAGCTTGTCCACCCAAATAACGAATAATAAATACGCCTGATCCTCCCGCTTCAGCAACTTCTGGGCCGCCACCGTTAGTTTTTCCTGATCCACCACCGCCTCTATTTGCTGTTGGGCCGCCGCCTGTACCGTTGGCCCCACGTTTAGCAAAGCTATGACTACCACCACCGCCGCCGCCTGCATAGGTCGTTCCTAAACTTTTCCAGTTCAACCCGTTTGCACCGTCACCCGCTCCACCAATCAGACCATTTGTACCATTCCCCGACGTACCACCGCCGCCGCCGCCTTGCCGTTCACCCCCACTAAATTTTTGTCCACCGCCGCCATTTCCTCCACTTATACCCGCTCCACCTTGAGCCACTCCATTTGTCGTCAAGTGGTTGCCGCCACCGCCCCCAGAGCCGCCATTTAATCCCACTATTGTTGTGTTATCGCCCTTCCCTGCACCCCCGCCACCGCCACCATATTTAATAACGGTGCCGATTGTTGAGCTAACTATTTTACTTTGTGAGCCGGTATTTCCACGAGTACCAAATGCAGTTGAGCCTACTGCCCCACCGGCTCCAATTGTTATTGCAAGTGCTTCCCCACTTGGAATTGCAACAGTTGCTTGGACAAGTCCACCACCGCCGCCACCGCCGCCGCCTATGTTATTTGCGCCCGATCCTCCTCCGGCAATTAAAAGGTAATCAACATCATAAGGCACACCACCGCCAGCACCCACGCCCTGACGCTGCGACCATAGTTGCATATTTGCGAGTATCATGCGATCAGCGCAAAGATGTTAGATGCAGTAGTTGATGTACTTTTTACCCGCGTTACACCGCAAATGAAATAAAAGTTGTCCGGCACAGGTACAGTAATTGTGTCGCCTGTTTTAGTAATGACAACAATGTTTCCTTTAGTACCTATGTATAGCCCTATTGCAGTATTACCAGTTCCTAAATTGTCACTAGCGTCGCTGGGTGTAACTGACACCCACGTTGATACAGAACCGTTTAAACTTGCGCCTACACCCTCAAATGGATTACTCATCTTGCACCTCATACCCAAATATTTTAACGTCTTGTGGGTCAACCATGATTGGTTTACACCACGCCTGTACTGCTCTGTAATTCTCTTGTCTCTGGCTCAACTGCCGCGCATCGTTCAAACAATGCCTCTGGTTAATCCAATAGCCTGTTAATACTGGTTCTGTATCTAGCACTACATACAAAGCAAAGACGATGATATTCATTCATTGCCTAGTCCTGCGTGGGCTGGCGTTGCAGTAGATTTAGAATAGCGCGTGTATCTCCTTTTACTTCGCTAATATCATCCACCGCAGTTTCCAGTTGTATTTCGCTGCGCGTCATCTTGTTCTGTAGCTCTTGCACTTGGTCTTCTATTTTCTCTACCTCCTCAGTAAGTTCTTCAACATCTGAGGTAGTTTCAGTTGCTTGCGCTTGTAAAGATGTATAACTAGCAATTAAACCGCTCGCTAAAACTGCCACAGGAATAAGAGATAAAAGATTTTGAAGTTTTATTTCCATTACACTTTGCTCCTTAAATATGCACACTCAAGTGCTAGAGCTTCTTCATACCGTATGCCATACCTGTTAACTTTTGGATACTCTTCACCATCCGCTATAGCAATTGATTTGTCTTCCCATTCGTCATAGCAAAGCAGCCCGTAATCAAAAGCGTCTAAACCTTCGGCTTCAAATGCAGTCTTTACTTGTTGAGCAATCAAACCAAAATGCCACCGCGCACCATCATTTTTAACTTCAACAGCGTTATTCATTTTAAATTGTACAAAGTTAACATTGCCCCACGCTTTTAATACTTTTGCATCGATTGCACCGATTTGTTGTTTTTCTCTTTCATCAGATGTATTGATCGTGCCAGTACCTGCGTACACAACAGAGAAACGGAATGAAGCATCACCGGCTGATTGGGTATTGTCCGTTGTTGGGCGCACTTTGTTAGACTCAAGAATTAAACCTTGAGCCGTTTGTTGGTTCCAAAGATTTAATTTACCCTCCAACTGACTTAGAGAATTTTGTACAAACTCTAGTTCCCAATTTTTAACGATTACTTGCGCCATAACTAATATACCTGTATTGCGTATTCGCAAATTTTATAGCGAAATTTAATAATTGAACCGGCGGGTATTGTAAAATTGCCCAGTCCTCGACTTGTAAGATTGTGCAAAAATACGCTAAAAGTTCCGTTCACATTTGAGCCTGTGACATTGAGCGCAACTTGCTTTCTAAACTCCATCAATCCGGTATTATTTAAAACTGTGCTAAAGTCTGAATTAACACGCAACACTAACCCTTCGACACCCGTACCAGAGCCGCCAGTTGGAAACTCAACAGCATATAAAATTAACTGTTGACCCGACTTATTACCAGCACTGTCAGTTGATGACAATAAAGTGTATGGAATGCTTAATGCTAAATTGACGTTACCGTTTTGAGATACAATATTTGCACCGCTTAAACATTGCACATACTCAATAACCCCTCGTTGTACTAGGTTATCTGTACGCCCAATAATAATGTCGTCAGTAGCAATTGTTCCGGTAACCGCTTTGCTGGTAAAAAAGTTAGCAGCATAAGATGGCGTAACGCCGACACAACTAATTGAACAGTTCACATTAACAAGCTGATTGTCGTACATAACTAAACCAGTACGACCGCCAACTTGCCAACCTGGGTTCATAATATTCGTGGCAAAATCAACAAAACGATTACCATATATTTTTGCGCCATCGCCTCGTGAACGCTCAATCATCCCGCCGCTAACGGATACTGTTTCACTGTTATATATTAAAAGACCAGTTTGAACTGTCGATGTAACTAATCCCGAACGTACAAAGTCGCAGCCAGTAATTGTTAATTGAGAAATGCTGTGGAAGTAACACAGTGTCCCGCCAGATTCAAAGAAGTGGCAATTCGATATGTTGATAAAATTACTAATCTGATTTGATCCACCGCCTACGTCGTACATAGCCGATACATAACTACGATAAATTGTGGCATTGCTCATCACTAGCCCATCAAGACTAGTGGTATGTATTCCATAATTCATTTTAATCAAAGACAAATTGCTAACTGTCCAATCTGCTGCTGCGTCTTCTGCTTTGATAAAGAAATTACAATCTTTTGCTGTCATGTCTTCAATAAAACATTTAACTGCAAGTTTAGAAGATGTATTAAAAATACACTTATCTAAATTCATAAAATCTAATCTGTTTAAAACTAACTCTGCTGTATCTGACATATTAATAGCATGAGTATTAGAATTAAAACTTGGCGCTGCGGCAAACGCCGCTTGCGAAATAGTAGTTCCAGCAAAACTCATCTCTTCAATAGAACAACCAAACGCTGTTACATTACTTCCTTTGTTAAAACTAAAAGCTGTTTTTCCTGTTGTTATTCTTATTAGTGTCGCACCGGAATGAACAGTCGTACTAAACGAATCTGTATAACCGTTAAAGTTAGCACGACCAGCACCCAGTATTCTAATGCCCTTGGTAATTTGTATACCGGTAGATATTAAATACTCACCCTCTGGGATAAAAACAGAACCGCCATTCGGCAGCGCATCAATTGCGAGCTGAATTGCAGGGCCATCATCGTTAGTTCCATTGCCTTTCGCGCCGTAATCAAGAACATTAATTGTCGGCATGACAGCTATGAGCATTCTGTTTTGTGCTTTAGTAAGCGCCATAATTAACTACCCAAAGTTGGCTTGGTTGCTGGGAACGATTCTTGCGATGGCCATGAACGGAGGCTTACCCGATAGGCAATAATTGCATTGTATTGACTGTGATCCGATGGCGTATTGTCAGTTGACGCTAGTTCGCTATCACGCCACATACGCGCCTTTTCTTCTGCGGTCAGCACTGGTGCTGTTGGCTCAATATATGCTTCAACATAATCAAAATTAGCTTTGACCCAAGACTCTTCGCCGCGAATGCAAGGGTTAGTTATGTTGCCGTCAGCGTCTTTTATTATCCATAAATTACTCATATTGTTTTCCTTATGACGGTAAATATTGAATTAGTACAAGACCATCGCCACCTTTTCCGGCCCATGCTTGAGCGGCCGATGCACTGTTTGCACAACCGCCCCCTCCCGCTCCTACGCCTCCGTTGCCACCTGCAACATAATTAGAATTAGAATTAGTTTGTTGGTATGTACCACCACCGCTTAATGCTCCACCATTTGCAGCATTAAAAGTGCCTGATCCTACTGACCCTGATGAGTGATGGAACGACCCTGCATTTCCTCCGGTAATTTGACCGAATCCTGACAAGCCAATACCGTCTGCTGCCGCGTCAGATTGTCCTGCACTTACAGCGAAAACAGCCGATGCACCTGTTCCGTACACTCCAACTCCTCCACCGCCGCCATTTGAACCTGCCCCGCCGGTATTATTTACATTGCCGTTTGAGGCTGAGCCGCCCGAACCACTAGCGTTAGTAGTAGCAGCACCACCACCATTGGCTGTAAGCGTGGCTGATAGTCCCGTCCCCGCTACCGTAGAATTGCCACCGGCAACAGGCGTTGCTCCACTGTTTACTCTTGGGCCACCTACTCCAACTACCACCGTATAACTACCGCTTGTAGTTACTGCAAGACTGTTCTTTTTACAATAACCACCTGCCCCGCCTGAGTTTAAAGTGCCAGTAGAAGACAAACCTGCACCACCCGCCCCAATTACGTGAATACACACATTCCCATCTTGAGGTGGAACAAAAGTTTGTGATTGAGTTAATGCAATTTGTGGTAAAGCACCACCACCACCAGAAATTAACGAACTTAATGTACTCATATCAGCGCCCATCCTCTAGCTGCTGTTGTGTATGCAAGCGTCAAACCCATGTTTGCTACATCTACGGTTAAATTACTGGCAGCGCCCATTACATTTTTGCCGCCTCTAGCTATTACTGTGTTGGTAAATGCACCATGCGCTATGTAAACAACATCCCCAGAATCAGGACTTGAGGGCAATGTTATGGTTACACCGGCATTGGCTATGTAGTAAAGATTGTTTTTGCTCGCAGTAGTGCCGTTTCCAGTTACATTGATAACAGTAATTGAACTTGCATTAGCGTCTATATACGCTTTGATAGATTGCTGACTAGCTACTTTAGTTGCGCTATTGCTTGCAAAATTATCTTCATCAAGAAAGGCTGTGCCTTGAATAGAAGTATTAATCGTCGGACTAGTTACAGTAACCGCACCAGCCGCAGCAGATACTGCAAGCGTTACACCACCAGATGTACCACCGCCTGTCAGTCCTGTACCCGCCACTACAGCAGTAATATCACCAACAACATCTGTATTGCGGATAAACTTTCGTACTTCTATTTTAGAATTTAATGGAGGTGCTTCGGAGAATGTAACAACTAATCCCAAGAGGCTGTAAGAACTAACTTGTTGCATTAATCCATCAATAGATATTTGCAATAAAGTAGCTACTGCCGGTGCATCGGTCAGCGTAAATGCGGTTGTTGAACCGTTGCCAGTAAACTCATCAACAGTTAATATTTCAACGCCTGTACCTAGCGCCGAATAAGGCAATACTTCTACTGCACCAGTAGCATCAAATCCTAATAACAGACTAGCTCTACTAGAAGCAATTGGCAACTCCATGTTGATAGTGCCAGCATCTGCGACAGGCCGTCTAATAGCGCGTATAAGGTCAGTTGTGCCTTGTTGAATAGCCAACCATAGCTTATTAAAATCACCGTTTACATCAAGTGCTAAAAAGTCTCCGCTGTTCTGGTAATTAGTAGTGCGAGACAGAGGCATATCTAAATAGATAGCTATTTTGTCGCCAGTAGTAGCACCGGCAGTTAAAGTAACATTGCCGCCATATGTTCCTATTCCAGACAACGTATAATTATTACCCGAACCAAGTGCTAATGCAGTTCCGTTCTTTAAAACTTTTATGTCACTATTAAGCAGGGCTGTAAACGTATACGCAAATACAGTTTGCCCACTTGTTGCAACATAATCGTTTCTAGTTGTTGCTGCTGTTACTGTCATTTCTGCACCTCATATTGTGCGGATTATACTATAAATGTTGTTATAGATCATTTGCAGCTTTTTCTGCTGCATTAAAAGCAGATCGCAAATAAAATAAATTCTGCAAAGGTATTAATCTTCTTAATGTTCTAATGTCAGATTCAGTCATTTCGCCAGAAGATGTTATAGCATTTGTAGCTGCTACCGTTGTACTTAATAAACTGCCTAATGTTGGCCCAAGCAATGATTCTGATACTGTTCGTGATACTTGTTTAGAAGCAAATTCATTAACTCCAAGTAACGATCTAAGACCAATTGAATTGCCTGATATTTTTTCAACTGTAGTATTTATTTCTCCTAATATACCAGCAATACCAGATCGTTCTATACCTTCCATAGCCCAAACTTTTGGGTCATCACTAATTGGTCTTCCTGCAATTTTTTGCTTTAAGTAATATGAAAACATACCCATACCCATTAATGACGCTACACCGCCTAATGTATTTTGATCTTGCCGTTGTATAGCGGGAATAATTATTCTTTGTGTAGCTGAAAAAATAAATGACCTAAATTGACCAATTGTTTTTCCCATTTCGCTAGACATAAATAATGGCTTTTCTTGGCCAGGAATTATAATAACTCTGTCGCTTTCTTTTCGTACCGCAGCGCCCCATATTACTTCTAAATTAGGTTCATCCCAATTTTTGGCGTTTGTTAACCATATACCATCTGTTTTAGTTCCGTGTTTTTTAACTTGCTGCCACATTCTTTTAGATGTTTCTTCATCAATTCCTAATCTAGCTAAACGCTTGTCATACTTTCCTTTAGACAAACTATCAAAAATAGATGTTTGCATTGTTACTGCATGAAGTTGTTTCATTCCAGCAGTCCAATAATCAAGCAAGTTAAACTTACCAAACTGATTTACACCGGCCCTTAATCCTCGCTCTACAATAGTACCGCCTTGAGCATAGTCTGCAACGTCAGCAATAATTTCAGATTTGCCTGATTTAAGAACATCTGTACCTACGTCATATCTTCGCAACTCTTCTTGTGCAAGTTTTGTAGCTTTTGAATTAGAAATTAAAGGAATTAAACCTTTACTAAAAGTGTTTATAAATCCTTCAGCCATTACAACACGCGCAACATCTGGCAAACTTGATATAGTTACACCACCTAACAATCTAAGATAATTTAAGTCTCTTGCAGAACGACCCATTCTTGACCAAACGTTATCAGCTTGAAAGCCATAAACACCGCGTATCCTATCGCGCATACCAGCAATGTCTATTTCATCTTGCTCTTTTTGCTTGGTCATTTTTTTGCTTTGTTTAAGAGTAAGATTAGGATTATCCAACTCTTTGTCCCACCAATCTCTAATTTCTTTAATTTGAACATCCATGTTTACATCATCAAAAGCCCTCATTAACTCTAAATCGCCAGCTATATTCTGTACATATCTTGCGCCTAAAACTTCTATGTCATTTTCTAAAAATTCTTCAATTAATTCATCATCAATTTGAAAGACTCTATTTCTTAATGGGCCACGCAAAGATGTTCCAGAAATACCTTTAGAATTAACACCTGCTTTTTTTCCATCGCCTAGTTTCCAATCATAAGGTAAACGACCATCTGGACTGCCTTGTATGCGCGTAGCAATTTCGCCAGCTATTCTCCTGTAGTCTTGATCTTCCATATCTAAACGATTTTTAAATTCGGAATTTTTAATTATTGCTTCTTGTTTTTTTAATTTCTTTTTTTCATCACGCGATGCAGTTTTAATTTGTTTTTTTAAATTTGCTAATTTAACTTCTACAGAATCACCAGCAAGATCATCTAAAATAGACTGACTTTCATCAAATAACTTAGTGTCTTTGTCAGCTAACCAATTAGATACTTTAGTAATAAATGCCGGACGATTAGCTGTAATTTTATCTTTATCCCACACACGATTTAAATAATTATTTGCTGTTGCTACATCAACATCTTCCGGCAATAACTTTTGTGCAACCATTTCATTTTTTAATGGATCGTATAATTCTTTTCGCCACATATCAGAGGCTGCTTTTACTTCTGGTATATCACTATCGCCTTTGCGTATTGCAGTAGCTATAGCTTTGTTAAATTCTCTTTTGTTTAACTTACCTTTTCCTTTTTTATATGCATTAAAAAATTGTGCATTTTCTTGCAAAGCAGTTGCATATTTACCAGAATGTAATTGCGCTAATGACTCTGCTGCTTGTAAAACTTGCCCATCCATTTCTATTGGATTTTCTGCTAACCGTACAGCTATTTGCCTAGTAAACGGATTGTCACTTGTTATTGTTCTTGATAAAGGGTCAAAACCTAAAGCTTTAGTTACAAACTTAGCAACTTTTCCTTTTACTTGTTGATCACCAAACGTCTTAGCAGCACCTATACTTTCTCCTATTGGCGCTGTTTCAGCATTAATTGCAGGATTAATACCCGCTGCAATTTTAGGCTCAACATTTAACACATCTTCTAATTCAGCTATTTGTTTTTGGTCAATACCATACTTTGAAAGACTAGCTGCACCACCACCTAATATGCCACCCAACAAAACGCCAGCACTAACATTAATAGCAGATTCGCCAAATGTTCTAGTAAGTTGTTGGGAATGCAATGCTGCTTCTTCTATGGCTGTATCAACAGCAACAACAGAGCTAGTAACAGCAGCACCACTTAAAATACTTTTTCCAGCGCGATATGTATTTAATGCTACACCGCCAACAGATAAAAATGTTAATGGTGAAGCTATGCCAGCAGCCATAGTCATAACGCCGCCTAACGCACCAGCTTGTTGGATTGTTTGGCGATCCTTCAGTTCCATTGCCATTTGGCTGCGTACTGCTTCTATTTCGCTTTCATCATCAGCATATATTGCAGACATAACAAAATTTTCATTTAATTTTTCTGCGTCAGTAAAAAAACTATAAGCATCAAAATTAGGATTATCTTTTGTATCAGGCTGACCAACTACTTTAGAAACTAATGCTCCAACTATATTTTCTTGTCTAAATGCCGCGCCTGTTACTTCGCCAAAACTTAAATCAGCAATAGGGTCAACAGGTTCAGTAGGCAATAAACCTTGCCTAAGACCGTAAATCTCACCTTTTACACTAGGTACAAAAGGCATTATTTATCTTTCCTTTTTATATTAGATCCTGCAAAAAATTCTTCTTTCTTTTTACTTAATATTTTAGAAGTTTCATCAACTGCTTTATCAAAATCCGCATCTAATTGATTAACATAATCGTCTAATCTACGACTTTCTTCTATTACTTCTTCTTTTATTTCTTTAGGTAAATTTCTTGGTTTAGGAGTTGTAAATTCTCCCAATTCAAATTGCTTTTCTTCTGCTTTTTCTTTAATACGAGCATTTTCTATTTCTTCAATTATCTTTATATTTGGAAAATACCTTTCGTTTATTATTATTTTATCTTGATAAAAAGGATTAAGGCCATTATCAAGTCGTTGTTTTGCGTGTTTTTTAGCTTTGTTAATAATTGATTGCGGTATATTTTTAGCGTTTCCTTCTAATTGCATATTAGCAAGTATATTAATTTCGTCTTTTGTTAATGTTGGAACCATTGTAGGAATTTGTATTTCTCCATAGCCATCAACTTTAGTATCAATTGATACTTCAGTCATTGTTCCACCTTGAACTAAATTTTCTATTGGCCCAAGGTAACCTTTTGCAGATTTAATTGAACCATCTGATCTACGACTATTTGGATCTGTTAAATCAATGTTATTGTCTATTGCTTCAAACGTAAGTTGCTGAATCACACCATCATTATCTACTACATACATTTTATAGTTTGGCATACCATAACTAGATAATCGTTCTGTTTCTGAATCTGATAAAAGATAAATATTTTCTTGTGTATAATTTAAAGAATTTTGATTGTTTAACATTCCTGCATTAAAAATTTCTGATTGCATTTCTTCAGTAGATACAGGCAATCCATTTGATTTTATGTAAAACTTGCTAGGAGCATATTTCATTACACCTGATGGAGATATGCTTGAAGATTGCCATTGAGTTTGTATAGTTTTTTGCGCCATTTCTCTAGCTCTGTCAAACCCTTCTGAACTTCCATTTCCAGACAAATAATATGCTTCAACTAATTCTGCATAATCATTCATTATTTGAGCGCCTGATTGAGTATCAGGCTTAAATTTTAATCCAAACCATGAACTGTATTGGGAGGCTATATCTGCATCTAAAGTTTCGTTAAGAGGATTATTTTTATTTTTTAATGCAGCATCAAATGTGTCTTGTCTTCTTGTAATTAAAGGTAAATTATCTTTACTTGTTTGTTCAACAGCGCTTTTTATAGCTTGTTCTCTAGGCATATATAACAAATTAGATTCTATTCGATTAGCCAAAGCAAATTCGCTAGAATCAAATGCGTTTTCTAATCCAGTGTATTCTGTAATTCTATCCATAGTATCAAGAGCTATAATAATTTTATCTTCATCTCCAGACAAAATATTATTGCGTATTTGTGAAGATACTTGTTTAGGAACATACCTAACAGAACCTACATAATTACCTATTTGTTGTGATCTTTCTATTGGATCTGTAGAAAGTGTATTTGACCATTCAGTAAAATGTTTATTTACATCATTTTGATCAAATATTCCAGAATATGCTCTTTTTTCTATAGCAGCATCAATATCTAAAAATATTTCTGATTGTTTATTTTTATTATCATTTTGTGTATTTGCACTTTTTAACATTGATGTGCGTTTTTCAACATACTTAACTTTCAATTCTTCTGGCAAACCATTGTACCAAGAGTTAATAGCTTGTGTATTTTGGTTTAAATTGCCTTCACCAGAATCTATAAATACTTCTAAATTGCTTGTAGTTACAGCTTGTTCTGCACTAATTTTTGATTTTTCTGATTTAATTTCAGAATCTAATGTTCCTATGTTTCCTCTTAAACTATCTAATATCGTTGCTCTTTGAGTAGCATTTAATTCTGGGGTAGGCGTATCTAACAAAGTTGCATATAAAGTTTTAGCTTCAATTAATTTAGTTTCAGACTTTGAATCAGGATCATTAATTACTTTATCAATTTTTCCTAATTCTGTTTGTATAGCAATAAGATCAGCTATTTTTTCTTTTTCAATTGCTAATTGAGAAGGCGACATAAAGTCTTGGCTATCTTCTAGCAATAATTCAAAACTTTCTAATGCATTATTTAATTCTTCAAAATTCCCATTAAAAGCTAAGTTAGAAATATTATCTTGTGCAAGCAGCAAACCAGCGGTATATTCACCAAGCAAAAATTCATCTGTTTTTATTTTTGCGTTTTTGTTTATTTGATTAGAATATTTAATATTATTTTGTCTAAAATAATTATCAACACTAAATTTAATTGTTTCTGAAGCATTGCTTAACAATCCATCTTTAGATGAAGTAACTGCATTATTGTATGCAATAAGATCGTCAGGATAATCAATAGCAGCTTGATTCATTGCTTTATTTAAATCTATTTTTAAACCAGACTCATACGCCATTTCTGCTGCACGATTATAAACTTCACCGCCCCAAGCAAATGGGCTTTTCTTTTTTACTTCTGTTCCTTCTTCTCTGGCTTTAGCAACGTCTGC